TCTGTGAATAAAGAAACTATCTGGGCGTAAGTAAACGTTACCTTGGATTCTATCCTCAGTACTATCTCCTGTAAATTCAGATATTGAACCTGGAGCTCTTGTATTATATCTAATTTTCTTAGTTGTCGGAACGTTAATAGCAATAAACGATCCAGCCGCTAGTGTATGATTGTTTGTTCCGCCGTCATCTGAGTTAACATCAACAACAAATGTGTCGCCTGGTACAATACCGTGTGCGTAAGGCCATGAAATTTCAACAGTTGATAACGCTTCAAAGTTTACACTTGTTGCCGCATCAATAGTAGTTGTTGTAAAGTCTGTTAATGTAACACCACTTACAAGATTTAGTCCTCCACCTGGAATACCTGAACCTGTTATACTAACTGTACTTAATCCACCACTGCCGTCTTTAGCTGTAACAATAACTATTGCATCTTGTGCCGGTGTTGCTCCGCCTAATGTGTTACCTGGAATAGTAATTATGTTGCCAATTTCATATCCGCTACCACTTGCATTAATAGCAATACTATATGAACCTGATGTTCTAGTAATATTAAATGTTCCACTTGTTCCTGCGTGTGCTACGTTACTACCAGTTTGTCCTGTGAACACTGTTGGCAATGCCGGAGCACTACCTGTTACACTTGCTGTAGCAATAGCACCTGTTGACCCGTTAACACTATCAATTGTAATTGTTGCATCATTAGCTGGAGTAGATCCGCCAATTAAGTTACCTGCTATTACATAATTTTGTCCTACATGGTAATTAGTACCGTTTGCTGTAGTTACAAGACCAAATACTGTTCCGTTATTTGTAATATTAAATGTTGCACTTGCTCCAGCTAAGTCTGTTAAAGTTTTACCTTCAAACACACCAGCATTTAATGCTACTGGTACACTTGATTCATCTGAACCTTCTATTCTTACATCAGTAATTCCGCCTACACCGTCTGTTGAAACAACTCTCAAGTATACATCGTTTGCTGGGCTTGCGCCGCCTAAGTTAGTACCAGCACAAACAAGTGTATCTGCTGTTGTATAACCTGTACCTGGTACTCCTGTATATTGGATACTATATGTGGTGTTATCTACGTTAATAGCAAATTCAAATGCTGATCCTGATCCACCTGTAAATGATAAGTTAGATCCACCAAAGCTATAGTTTCTAGTTTGAGTTGGTGGTGTACCAATACTCCAACCACCGTTATCTGGATCTAATGAGCTAATACTACCGCCACTGCCAACTGCTGTAACTTTAGCAACAAAGTCGTTACCGCCAGCATTTTGATTTCCATCTTGTCCTGTGCCACCTAATAATTGGCTACCTGTAATTCTTAATCTATCGCCAACTGCATAACCTGTTGTATCGTTTGGTGAGTTAATGTCTACTGTTGTAAATCCGCCGCCTGCAAAGTTAATATCAAAGTTTACTGACCCTACAGTTCCACCGTTTTGTGTAAGTATTGCAGTTGGACCTGTGTATGCAATAGTTCCACTTAGTGCAGTTCCACTAATAGTTGCGGCTGTAACTGCTCCTGTTCCAGCATTTACTGTTGTAACTAATATTGTTGCATCATGTGCAGGTGTAGTACCACCTAAATTATTACCTGCAACTAATATTCTGTCACCAGCTTTGTATCCTGATCCTGCTTGTGAAATTGCATCTACTGCATACACTGTGCCGGTTCTTGAAATTGTAAACTCTCCATTAGTACCTGCTGGAGCAGTAATTGTTCCTGTTACACCTGTGTATGTTTCTGTATTTCTTGTAATTGTGCTTGTAAATGCACCACTCATACTAATTGTAGTTCCAGAAATGTTATTAACAAATATAGCATCTCCGCTACCGTTATCAGCCGCCTGGCCTGCAACAATACCTGTTGTGCTTGAAACTTGAATGTCTGTGTTTCCAATAGAAATATCTTGTGTTAAGTTTAGTGCTAACGCTGTTCCGCCTGGCGTACTTGAAATTGCAGTAACCTGTGTTCCTGTTGGGAATGCCGCGTTAGCAATTGGAGCACCAACTTCTGGTATATCACCTGTAAATGCTAATCTGTTTTCACTAATTTGAGCCGCCAAACTTAGTGTCATAGTACCGTTTGTACCATTACTAAACACACTAAACGCTGGCTGTCCAACACTTGCTCCAGTGTAGAATGCACCTTTACGTAACTGTGTATACGTTGTTGAAAGTACTTGTCCGCTTGTTGTTCCAACTTTTGCTTTAGCAAAGAATGTAAATGTATTTGATGATGGTATAGTATCAATAATAAATGATCCTTCACCACGTGCCGCACCTACAATACTATCTTCGAGTGCTTTAATTGTAATTGGAATTCCTGCTAAAAATCCGTGAGCACTTTGAGTAGTAACTGTAATTTTTGAAGCACCAATTCCTGCTGTACCAGCTGAAGCATCTGTAATAACAGTTAACACTGGGGTGTCAGTTCCTGGTAGCTCGTATACACTTGGATAACCACGCATCATACCAATAGCTGACCATTTAGTAGGCTGTAGTCCGTACTCAAAGTCAGCATCAAGCATACTTAAAGGAGGAGCAATACGCATACGTTCAATAGCGTCTGTGCCAAAATCAAATGGTCTTGTTCTTTGCTCTGGCGAATCAATAAAGATTTGTAATTCGTCTGTTGTTAATTGTCCTACAGTGTTCCATGTAAGATCTAAAATTGTAACAGCATCTGTTGTTTGTAAATATTTTGGAAAGTCTGGATCTGCGTTTTCGTTGGAATCTGTACTATCATATTTTGGTACATATCCGCTTGAGTCTCTTGGTGTTACATCATCAACTCTAGTAACTTTACCGCCCTTAGTTGCATCTGTAAAGTTGTAGATAACTTCTGTCTTAGTTGTGTTAGTAACAATTAATAAGTCACTAGCATCATAGTTACCTTGAAATCTTACGTGTCCTAATCCTTTACGCTCAAATGTTGGTAATGCACTTGTTCCAGTAGTTAGTACGTTAATAACAATTCCTGAAAGTGTTTGAATTCTTGATCCAGCACCACTTTCTCCAGTTGCACTATTAGTTATTTGTGCAACATTACCTTGGTATGGAGATCCTTGTGGACTGTTATTGAACACATGGTTAACAATTAAGTCTCGTGTAAATTCTTTTGCTTTAATTTCTGCTTGTCTATCGCCATCAACTTGTGCGACATCTTGTTCCCAATATGTATTTGAAATTCTTGTTGTTTCTTCGTTACCTGTGTAACGTAAGTCGTGAGCCCAAGCATCAATGTTGTAGCCTGTGTCACGTTCGCATCTTGCTGAATCATATGTATAACCAACAAAGCCAGTAGCATTATCGTTTACTTGTTGTAAAATCCATGCCGCAACTTCTTTTTTAATAAAATCTTTGTTAGTTGTAAGTAGTGCCCAAGCATTTGGATATGTGTTATCGTTTAATCCTAATCCTGGGTAAAACTTGTAATTATAAATCTTTTTCTTAGCCATTCTTTATGCTCCAAATGCTACTGCAAGGGCTGTTGCCGTTGCGTCTACATAACTTTTACTTGTTGCGTGGGTGCCTACAGTAGGCTGATTATTTAGTACCACGTTGTTTACAATGCTGACATCACCGTTAATTGATGCACCATTCATATTTATACTTGATGCTGAACTGTCTGGATTAGATGCCATATCAATTGTATGTACTTTAATCTGTGACGGTGTATTATATCCAATTTCTACATTGTCAATACTACCTGGAGTTGCACCAATACTATTAATTGTTAGTGTGCCGTTAATTACTGATAATGCTGTGTTATTCAAGTAATTAACTTTGAAAACTCCGCCTGTTACAGCAAGGCTATCAAAACTATTTGATACCTGTGTGCCAGTGTCATCGCCTGTATCATCTGCTGGCGGAACATATGCCACAAACGGTGTTCCATTAAGCAAAATACTTTGAACGTCAATGATTGGAGTAGTTAACTTACCAGTTGTATCAACTGTAAAGTTAGGACTTTCAAATCCGTTCTGTGCTTGGAATTTATCGTTAATTACTGTTGCCATTTATTCCTATTTCCTTAGATTGCACTTAATGCTTTAACTACAATAGTACCTTGCATCGAGCTATGTATTGTACACTGATATTGATAGTTGCCGCTAATGTTAGCTGGTACTTGCCAATATAATGTTCCACTTACTTTACCTTGTGCTGATGAACCTGTTGATTCTGTTCCGTCTAATGCAACATGAACAAGTCCGTTATCATATGCAGAACCGCCACTTGTTTCAATTTGGAATGGATGATTTGCTCCACTGTTAATTTTAAATGCAATAGTTGCTCCTGCCAAAGCATAAATTGTTGGATCTTCTGTGTTGCCGTATTGACTAAACTTATATCCGTTATTACTATCAGCTGTTACAGTTAATAGTGTTATTGCAGGATATGCAATCATATCGTATGTATTTGGACTATCTATCCAATTAGTTCCGTTATACACAAGTACGTTACCTGCTGTTGCTCCTGTTAAATCTGTATCTGATAAACTTGCAAACGTTGGAACTGTACCGTTAATTGTAACTGTATCACCTGTTACTGCTGTAGTAATATTTGTACCACCTGCAATAGTTAGTGTGTCAGTTGTGCTATCAGCTTGTGCTATTCCTGAATCAGATTGTACGTTACTGAAAGCGTTTTGGTTAGCTTCTCCTGATAATGCATCACCACTATAGTTAAATGTTACAGTGTCGCCAACAATACTAGTTGTAATATTAGTACCGCCTGCTAGTGTTAATGTATCTGCTGTTGCGTTTGCAGTAGTTGTACCTGTGTCCGCATCGACAGTTGCATAAATGTTTTGTAGGCCGCCTGCCGCTGGTGTAATGAAAGTAAATGTTCCGTTACCGTTTGCAGATAAAACTTGTCCACTTGATCCATCTGTAATACTTAAATTAATAATTGATGTTGGAATAGTTGGCTTGTTGTTTAAATTGTTGTAGTTTGTAAAGTACGAGCTGTCAAAGCCATCAAGGGTGCCAGCATCAACTGCCGATCCGCCTGATGATACGTCAACTCCAGGTGCCCATTTGCCTCCGTCCCATTTAAGAACGTTGCCAGCTTGTGGTGCTTGTGAAGTTGTATCAACATCTGATAAACTATTAATGTTTCCGATGTATGCAATTGGTTTTAACGGGTCTGTATAGTTAGGAATTGCACCTGCACTTGCATCTAATAGCATCTTGCGCCAAGCACTTGAGTGTGCAACATAAACTGTTCCGCCTTCATGTACGTGTAGCATTGCACCATGATATGTACTTGTGCTAATTGCATTCATTTGGTTTAACGTTGCGGCATGAAACGATATTTTGTTAATCTTTGCATCGTCATTTTGCACATCAAGTTCTAAACTTGAATTTACAATGTCTTTAATATTTGTTCCGTCGCCTAAAGCGTTATACAGCTCGTCGACGTTAGCATTAACCTTAGTAGCACCTGCTCTAAGATTATCACCAGTACCGTCGTTTGCGGCTGTACCTAAGTTAATTGTTGATTTTGCCATTCCTTTTACACCTTATCAAATGTTATGTTTGTATTGTCGAAATACGTAGTTGTTGCATCAAAAGTATTTACCCCAGACTCCTCTACACTGGATACATCTGCGACTATCGCAGGAGGAGTAAGCTGATGAATAGTTTTTGCATACGTAGCATGGAAAATTAACTTTGCGCCAGCATAAATGTTTGACGTTGGACTAGCATTAATTTTACATACACTTGCATCAACTGTAACAGATAAATTTACTAACTCTTGGTTAATACTTGATCGTCCAAATATAGTTGCAACAGCTCTATCTGGTCTAGCAACTACTGAAAGTTGCATAATTTCTTTTTCGTTTGAATCAAATTCTACCGTAATTTGATACACTGCACTACTGTATTCACCTAAGTGAAACTGGTCAACTACAGTATTATACTGTACGCCAATCCAGCTACCTCTATAGCTAAAACTTGATCTGTCTGGCAGATGAATAGTGTTATTTGCACCTTTAGTAAAAAGATTTGTCAGAAGTTTATTCATTGTTCATGCTCCATATTGTATTTATCGTTTTACAAAGATATGTAACAGTACAATTAAGTTAGATCTACTAAGCTATGAGCAAACTGACTTAGGTTATCGAACGTTTCTGTTTGATTTTTTAGGTCTTTGTTAGCAAACGTATTTAACTTCTTAGCTGTTTCAACACCATGTCCTGTACGCACTAGTATGGGCTTTGCTTTTGCTTTAACAGCCGCCTTTAAATCGCTAATTTTGTCACCTACATACACTCCATTCTTCCAGTCAACACCAATTTCAGAGGCCGCCCGTTTAAACATACCTGTATTAGGTTTGGCATATACATCGTCTTTTAAATTAGATGTACTATAATACAATCCGTTGATACTTTTACACCCTATTTTCCAAAGTAGCTCTAACATATAATTATTAACAATGTCAACATCTACAGGATCCATAATTCCCTTCATAATACCTGCTTGATTAGTAAGAATAACTACATCATATCCTTTATTACGAATCATTTTAACTGCTTCTAAACTTCCTTCAATGGGTTTAAAATCTTCAGGCTTTGTTACATACGTGCCAATGTCTACATTTATTGTTCCATCTCTGTCTAGTCCTATTACAGGGGTACTCATCTTAAGGTCTCCATCTATCGTCTGACCAGCCATGTATTTCTGAGTTAAACCAGTCTAATTCATAAAGTTTTATTGAGTCTTCAGCTGTCAATGTTTGCTTCCATTTGTCAACAAACGCTAAAGTTTTGTCATTTAATTTGCATACATGTTCTTGCACAAAGTCTGCCGCTTCGTGTGTAAGTGGATGTACTTCGGGTTGATGTAAGTGTAAAAGTTCTGGATTTGGATCTGGTATACTAGTTGGTCTTGTGTTAAAAAATTCATCATCAGTACCAAAACCTAATGCATTAAGTATTGGTGGGCATGTAGTTTTAATATCATCTTTATATTTTTCCATTATAGCTCTTACATCTTCTAGTTCTAAATACTTGTTTTTAATATTAAACTCTTTACTAAGTTCTTCCCAACCTTCAGTAGGTTCTCTAAATCCAGTTGATATAACTTTACATCCTAGGCTTTCTAATGCTTTGTGTGTACTGCTTATTAATGCACAGTCACGCATTGTAGCCCAGGCCATGTCAGCCCATTGCCACATAGATTCATAACGCCAGCTATTAAGTACAAAAGGAATATCTTGTCCAACAGTTACTTTACTAAAGTTTCCAGGAGTATGCCAACCGTTGCCCATATGAAATCTATCTTCTCTAAAAAAACTTGACCATTGTAATAAAATAATATCGTCTTTGTTTAGATTATGTTCAGTATGTGCTTCCCATAATTTTGTTGAGATATATTGATTGCCTGCGCCGCTACGTCCCCAGTTCTCTCCAACTGTGGCTCCTTCTTGTTTATAATGATGTATTAAAATGTCAGCCCAAGTAGGATAAAAATACTGTGTTAAACTGCAACCAAAAGCAAATATTCTCACACCAGTCTCCGTAATAACTGAAGCATTAATTTGTGAGGAATAGTTTTTGTTTTATCAAATTCTAATTTGTGCTGTATTGACTGTTCAACATGATCTTTTGCACCTTGTGGAATTGATTCGTACTGTTTTAAAATACTATCAGTGTCAAATAATTCTAACCCGTGCATTACTAGTGTATAGTTATATTCGTTAAACAAAACTTTTTTGGTATGCGTGGTCAAATCGTCAGCAATAGGCATTCTTACTTTCCACATGCGTAAATTTTGATCTAAACTGTCTGGAATTGGTGTTTCTGATACTGCTTTCCAAAACGGTGTATCTCTTCTTTTAGTAATGTAGTGTAAGGCAATAAAATCTCTAATGTTATCCATAATAGCAGTAACTTCAAGATTATATCTGTTAGTTGTTTCTTTATTATAATTTATAAGACGTTGTGCTAATAAAAATGTTTGATTAATGCTACTACCAATGCTACTAGCTTCTAAAGGCTCTACAAAACTTTGACTTAATCCAATTGCACATACGTTACCTATCCAAGCCTTGTCTAATGTACCTGGATCAAATTTAATATGCTTTGCTACTTCGACTCCGTAACCTAAGTATTTTTCAACTTCAGTATGTGCTTGTTCGGCTGTAATAAAATCGCTATCAAAAATATAACCATTGCCTGTACGTCCTTGAACAGGAATACGAAACATCCAACCAGCGTCCATTGCTTTTGCTAATGTCCAAATTGGAATTTGATCCTCTTCAGCTGTAGGAAATACAATAGCTTCTTTCATTTTAAGATACTTACTATAACTTTGCCATTCGGCACCTACTGCGTTAATTAGTAAACGACTAAATCCTGTACAGTCTATATAGAAGTCGTATTCATATACTTGTTTTTCACCTTGTATAGTTGACACATTGTTGTTTTCTGATACACTTACATTGATAATTTCATCGTCGATAACATTGATGCCTTTGTCTATTGCAAAGTTTGTTAGAAAGTCATTTAATTTAGCAGTATTAAAATGATATTGTGCTACACCAGTGTCATTTGGGCGTTCATCCATAAACTTGTTAAATGGTGTTTCGTTATTCCAAAGGTATTCGCCGGTAAGTTCTCTTGCACTTACTTTTTCGCCAATTAGTTTAGCATATGCAATTGGCGCTCCTAGTTGTTCAGAAACATAAGGCTCATGGACACTTTGTAAGTACGGAGTTTCACTCCAGTCTTCAAACATAATACCAGATTTAAAACTAGCATCACATTCGTTAATAAGGTGGCCTGTTTGAATGCCAACAAAATCCATAAATGTAGACCAATGTTCGGTAGATCCTTCACCAACACCAATAGTTCCAATCTTACTAGAACGTATTACGTCAATTTGGAAGTTTGGGAAACTTGTTTTTAAAATTAATGCTGACACAAAGCCTGCTGTGCCGCCACCTACTACTGCTATTTTCATTTTATTCCTAGTGGTCTAAAGTATACCATCCGCTTATAATGTACTTAACACCTTTGTAGATAGGATTACCCCGATGTGGATGTGTAAACGATGTAGGAAAGATAGCTAGTCTGCCTGGAGCTGGTTTAATCTTGTGTCCTTGGTATAAGAACTCTGTTTCGCCGCCTTCTTCAACTCCATTTAAGTACAATGTATATGCTAACACTCGAGTACTTGTCGGTACATCTGCATTTTCACAGTGCCATGCATGATATCCCTGATGTGGTTTTGTTTTTTGAACACTCATGCCCTTTGCTGTATGCTGGAATAGTAATCCAAGGCTTTCGTATTTTGTTTTATACTTTTCTAAATAAGTTTTATTAAGAGTTTCAAAAAAGAATTTACATAAGTCTTCATCTGCATGATAATGACTATTATGATTAGCCCAGTCCATATATATGCGTTCGTCTTGATTACGGTCAATACCTTGCTGTTGTATTGCTGTCATTTGCATTGAAGATAGCTCTTCAAACCTTTTAATTATTTGTTTACAATAATCAATTGGGTATACGTTGTCGTATACTTCAACTCCGTCAAAATTATCATCCATATTAGTCTCCTATATAAAAAACTGCTGATTCATTCTGTAGTTATTATTTACAAACGTACCTGGTTTAACATATGCAGTATGTAAAACTGCTTGATTATATAATATCATTCTATTAAACGACATTGGAATCATTCCAATCATTTCCCAATCATGTGAGCTATCGGTAATATAGCTAGTTACTGGAATTTTACCTTCAACATCCATAGTAACATTAAAGTCATTGTTTACTACATCATCTGTGTAAAAATGTTTACCGCCAAATTCATAAAAACTTGTGCCTCCAGCAGATTCATTTTCGTCGTTTAGATAAATTGTACTAGCAAGATTCATGCCTGAACGATTATCTTGGTGTGGAGCAAGTGGTGGCAAGTCTTCAGATTGCATAACATTAATCATAAACGTTGCGTTCATAAAACTTTTTTGCATGTAATCATGCGGCCAATTTAGCATCACTTCAGGAAAAAACTCTTTAGCTAGGCTATTATATATAGGAGCCATACCAGATAATTCATAAAATGCATTAATACGTAGTGCAGGATTGCCGCCTCTAATTCGTCTATTAACAGATGCTGGAATATCTAATGCAAGTTGTCTTACTAGATAAGGATTTTGGTAAAAATTATCAACTACTAATACTCGTACGCCAGCTTTTCCAAACTTATATACTCTTGTATCTAAATTTTCGTTGATAGCAAATGCTTCTTCTTCGTTAATTGTATTTTTAATCATCTTGTTTCTCCGATAGCACAAAATTTGCACTAATTGTTGACCTTAATTGGTCGCTAGTATTATTAGATACGTAATGCTCTAAGTTACTAGGAAAAAATACAATATCACCTTCTTCTAAAGGAGGTGTTACTCTGTTATTGTATCTGAATGGTTGTGTAGTTAATGATGGAAGACCTGACTGATGTAAAAAATCATATGCTTTGTTGTAGAATACAAAGTTACCACTGTCTTTAGGAGTATGCATCATATATGCACAACTAATCTGTGCTACGCCTACATGATTATGTACTTCTTGGTAAGACCCAGGTTTGTATTTGTTAAGCCAACACTCAATCCTATAGTCTAATGTTAAGTCTATATTAAAATTTTCAAGATATTCGTTTAACCCTGTAATTGCTGATCTAATAAAAGTTTTAAATGGTAAGTTTGAAGCCTCAGGGTTACCATAAGTAGTGTCTACAGGACTATACCAAGAAGGGACTCTACTAAAATACTCTTCTTTATCAAGTATGTCAGCAAAGTCTTGTTGTACTTGCTCATGCTCCGGTAATTTAATCTTATATACTGGAATTGAATATAAGTTTACTAGCATTAGTTTTTCATTTCAATTAGTTTGCCGTACTCAGGTAAGTAACAATATTCCATTTCACTGAGATATAGTGTACGTACAGCATCATCCAAAGTTTCAACAAGTGGTTCGCCGCCTAAGTTAAAACTAGTATTAAAAATAATTGGAATGCCAGTTTTTTTATAAAACTCTTCAATAAGTTCATAGTAGTGTTTGTTCTGTTCTTTAGTTACAGTTTGAATTCTACAAGTACCATCAACGTGAATAATGCTTGGAATCTTTTCTGCAATACCTTCTTGACAATCCATTGCATACATCATATGCGGAGTTTGTTCTAACCCACGCATATCAAACCATTCATGTGCATGTTCTAACATGATACTTCCTGCAAAAGGTCTAAAGTATTCTCTACGTTTTACGTTGTTTACGTAATCTTTGCCATCTTCAAATGTTGGATCAAACAATATACTTCTATTACCTAATGCACGAGGGCCGTTTTCACTCTTACCTTGGAATAATGTTACAATGTTTTTGTTTCTAATAAGTTCTACAACTTTTTCGTTGTCAGAATCAACAATAGAAGCACCATATTTGTTTGCAGTTTCTTCAATTTGGGCATCAGTGTATGTATACTCAAATCCTTCATAAATTGTTTCTGCATAGTGTCGTACAGTTTTGTCTTTTGTAGTTTGATGGTACACTAACATAGCCGCACCCATTGCAGTACCTGCATCATTACTAACAGGTTCAACATATAACTTAATATTTTCTTTGTTTAGTTTATCAAGATACCAATAGTTTGCAACACAGTTAAGTGCATAGCCGCCACTTAGTACTACATTTTTATTACCTGACATTTCAACTGCTTTAAAGATAAGGTTTAAAACTTCTTGTTGTGATCCTTCTTGTACTGCATATGCTAAGTCTCTACGGTTTTCTTGTGTAGTTAGGTCAGTATTACTGTCAACTATGTCTTGTGATGTTTCTAAGTATTCATATTTTGCTTCATTAACTAATGCCGCATTTGGATATGTTGGAATAATAACATTTCTATCACTTGTACGCCATTTACTACCATTAGCGTCTGAATAAATTGGAGGAATATTTAAGTTTTTCTTACCATACGGAGCAAGCCCCATTGTTTTACCAGCTTCAATAGGTTGAAATCCACAATATTGTGTTACTGCTTCGTATGCTTTAACAATACCTGCACTATCATCTAATATAAGTTCATGGAATCCTTCTTCGCCTTCGCGATCTGATGGAATATACGGAATACGTGTTCCTGGAAACGGTCCATTCCCGCCTTGGTGCTTATATAAAGTTTTAAAGTTATCAGGATATGCACAATTAAAAATACTTTCACATTCCCATGACATATATTCTTCATTAAACACACCCATATTAATGTTCATAGGAATAAATGTTCCTGCTCCGTCAACAATAACACTTACTGCTGATTCAAACCCTGAACGATAAAATGCACATGCCGCATGTAGTTTATGGTGTATGTGGCTTAAATCAATAACTTGTCTATGGTTATGTTGACCGTCTGCTGTATAAGCATTGTCATGTCTATCAATTAATCCTAACTTTCTTGCTAACCCAGTATACATATCGCCGCCACTAAAGTCAATTCTGCTTGACTCTGCTAACGGTTGTGTGTGTGCTACTACAAGATAGTCTAATTTGTCTGTGTACTCAAGGAATTTAATCATTGCGGCAAGAGGTCCACCATCGTATTTTTTACGAGTTAAACGTTCTTCTTCAATTGAAAATACAATTTCGCCATCTTTTAATAATACGGCGCCGCCGTTGTGTCCTCTTGTAATCGCTCCAATCCACTGTGTCATATGTTTTCCTTTTATATTTCTTTATATACTGTATGTAGTTGCAATCCCACTGATTGCTGATAAGATGTGAACTTTAACATTAGTTAAGTTCTACATCATAAGTAAAATCAACTACAAATACTTTTCTTTCTTCTAATGTAGGGTATACTCCGTGATAAACTTTACCATCCATTACTACTACATCGCCTGCTATGCATTTTATCATATCACTAACTAGTTCACCTGTTACAGGATTCATAGTAATTGCTTTTAATTTGCCATTTAACGGTGTTAATGTACTCACTGATATTGTGTTTAAAAACATAACACAAGTCATTATACGTTGGCCTCTATCTTCATGTGTGTGTAATCCCGAAAATGCATTCTCAGGATATGTTAGCCACCAACACTTCTTAAATTTTACGTTTTTAAATTGAAACTTTTCTATAGATGTTTTAATCCATTCTAAGTATATACCTTGTTGGTCTACATTATACGGATATGAAAAGTCATCATCGTTATATTGTATAATTGCACCACCGTAATCTACATGCGACTTTGGTGGATTATCAAATAGGTCTAAAAATTTATTATAGTCTGCATACTTGTCTTTACTAATCCAATAATCAGGTATTCGGCCATTATAACATAACCAAAAAAAGTCTTTATCGCCTTGATATGCAGTATCTAAAGTTTCTATATCCATTATATTACACTTTCATATTCAAAGTCTACAACAAATACATGTCTATCTTCTAATGCAGGGTAAGAACCATGAAATACTTTACCATCCATAATTACCATTTTGCCTTCAATAGGATTATGCGTTAAGTAAGTAATTTCACTGTCTGCTGGTTGAAGTGTAGTTAAACATCCTGCCAACGGATATGCTACACTTGGTTTTGGAGTGTCTAAAAATAATACACTAGTAAGTTGTCTACCTGGTTGATGACAGTGTAATCCGCTATATGCACCTGGAGGATATTTTACACCCCATGCTTTTTGAAAGTCTTTTATTCTAATAGGCAAATTTTGTAATTGAAACTTAATAAAGGACAAGTATTCTTTTATAGGATCAATATCTGTAGGATATTTCATATCTCGTTTGTAATACAATGTTCCATTGCCATAATCAACATGTCTTTCACTAGATTCGTTAAACAGCTTTAGGAACTTTTTGTACCCAGGATAGTACAAGTCATCTACAACCCATGTATCAAGTGCTTGTAGCTTCTGTACATCAGGCTCTACCATAGTGGTAATACCACTTAAAAAACTATCAGGTGAAGGAAAGTTAGGACCACTCATTTTACTGACCTGTATGACCTAATATTTTTGCTTGTTGTTTATTACCATGTGATGCACCATCTGCATGTACTACTCCATGAGTCGGGCAGACTTCCCCTTGCTGTTCTTGTGGAACGTGGTTTCCGGTGTAGCTTCTTGGCTTACCCAAACGCTTGCGAGTACTTGTAATAATTTTCTTAAAACTTTCATCATCTAACTCCATAACTTCGTCATTAAATCTTTCAATTGAATCTTCCATTGTAAGTCTAATAGGACTAAACTTACGTCTACCTTCTCCTAGATCAATAATATCAAAGTCAGGAGAATTAGGATAAGAAATATTAATTGGATATGTACTTCCAATAACACTAGTACATGTTGTCCCTAATGCTTTTGCCATATGTTGTCCTAAACTATCACATCCAATAAAATGATCAGCAATTTGAATTACACTTGACCATACTCTTACATCTGGAATCTGCGGAACTGCTACTGGAACTTTAGTATTTTCTTCAATAATTACAGGAAATTCGCTCATTATAATTACAGCATAGTCATCACGTAAATCTTTACAAATACGTATAACATCATTTAGATGAAAGCTTCTGCTTGTACCGTCAATTACAAAGTCGCCCATGTTTTCGGCTGTACGACCAAATGGTTGAAACACTACTACTTTGTCTTTACCTGTTACTGCTTTAATTTCTTCAACAACTTTATAACCTTGTACAAGTTCATGCTTGTTCATATGTATTGTTGGGTCAGGTAAATCTCTAACGCCTTCGTTATTAATTGCAATATCAAATGCTTGTGCTAAACTACACTTTTGATTATAGTATTCCCAAACTCTGTATGGTTCTGGTGAATAACAATCTCTGTCTTTAATATAATCTTTAAACAAGTTTTTATGCCAGTTGTCGTATGCTAGTTCATGTAGTTGCGGATGACCTTTATAAAAGTCCATTCCTCCTTCACAAACAATAATAAAGTCTTGATCTGTTTTGTAGAGTTTCTCAAACGCTGGAATACTTGCGACAACTCTGCCTGCTCCACCGTTGATAAAATATGCTTTTTTGCGTTCCAATGTTTTCTCCTGTATAGTACAAATATTTATTGGTAGGACAGTTTACAGGAGGCTGATCTGGTAGTCATAAAAAAAGGGCCTAGTGGCCCTTAATTTATTAATTTATAATGCTAAATCTATTTTTTACCTGCAACCTTTTGAGCGGCAATTCCTACGTCAATAGCAAATGCACCATCTCTGTACGGATCTTCTGGATCACTTGAAGTATCTGGATCACGCATATCTTTAGGTTGTACTGGCCACATCATAACTGCTTGCCATGGCTCGTATCCTCTTGCTTCCATTACTGACGGTAGATCTCTTAACTGCTGTCTAAAGTTTTTCCATCCATCCTGGATAGATTCTGGAGCATCACTCTGTCCAACTTTAGCATCTGTATCGTGTAAGTCTGCATCTCTTACATCTCTAAGGTCTTGCCAAGTTAAGGCTTTATTTGTGCCTGTTGCTTCCCAATCATGAACTCCTAATACAAACTCTTGTGTGTCAAAGTTGTAAGTAATATTCCATTCGTCGTAAACATCTCTTGGTTCTAATTCATCTGTGTATTCAACGTCCATGTATCCATCTGGTGCGTCCCAAAGAATTTTCCACTCTCGTTGGCGTCTCATTAATACTTGTTCGTCTTTACCATCGTCATTACCAATTTCGCATAGTAAAGGATTTTCTTTACAATCAACTGTTACTCTCATAATGTCTAGACCATGTGGACGTTCTAAATCTGCTTTTGTCCATAAACACCAACCAGATTCTTTACCGTAGTCTACACTTGCTGGGTCGTTTTGCACTTCAAACGTTAAGAATTCAGGACCTTTATAAGTAAAGGTACCAGTTTTTCCTTGCGTAAAGCTATTCATTCTCCACTCGTCCCAAACTGGGTAAGTAAATGTTTTTTCAATTTTTCTCATGTTATTCAGCTCCTAAAACTATTTATCATTTACATGAATGTTATTCGAACAACGCCTGAGCCGCCTTGTCCAGATCCGCCTGCACAGCACTTAGCCCAGTTATTACAATATGAACTAACGCCTGGCATTCCGCCACCTGCTGGCCACTCAATGTGGCAACCGCAGTTACACCATGCTTCGTTAGTTACTGATACTGTCATTTTTCCAATTAATGGAGGTTGTCCTGATCCTGAATACTGATACACACAGTGACAGTAACCATGTCCTGGCTCCCATCCTGTAGATCCCATCATTCCAAAATCTGCTCCAAAAATTCCGCATATATTACAGTTTTCACAACCAAAGTGAGTGTGTCTTGGACCCCATGCGTCTCCATTACACATCCAACCACCACAGCCGCCTACTGTACAAAAATTCGATAAGTTATATCCGTTTACATAACTTTTACAACCCATGCTTGCACCACAAGTGTGTGACTTACCACATGGCCAAGCACCACCAGCACATACACTGTACTGACATCCTGGAGCTGTAGCAACAGTCTTAGACCCGTAATTGCCACCTGCGCCACCAATTGAAAATGAACAACAGTTACAACAAGTGTGGCCTGGGCCACCGCCTCCGCCTGACCAAACTTCAAATGTTACTGTGCTTGCACCATCTGGTACACACCAGTAACAACATCTACCGTTTGCTTGCTGACAACAACCTGATTGTCTAGCACACTGATGACATTGCATGCCACGTTCATTGAAAATCCATTGTACACCCATGTTGTTACCATTACCATGAGCAATATCTGCTGAGGTAATCGATGCGTCTGTTATGCTGTCATTTGCTACTTTTTTATAACTTGCGTATGTTGCCATTTCTTATCCTTACTATGCGAATGTTATTCTTACCATGCCTGATCCGCCCATATTACCACCTGAACAACATTTTGCCCAGTTACCACAATATGAACTCTGTCCTGTTTGTCCGCCGCCTGCTGGCCAGTTAACATAACATGCACAGTTACACCACGCTTCTGCGTTTGCACCTGCACTATGTTTACCTACAAAAGGTGCTGATCCTGACATTCCCCAGTCTGCTGATTTACATTGACATCCACCGTGTCCGCCTGTTACTCCGGTTGATCCCATGATTCCAAAGTCTGCTCCAAAAATTCCGCAAATTAAACAGTTTGCACATGTTTGTGTATGGCTTGGTCCCCATGCACCACCGTTACACATCCAACCTGGACATCCACCTACTGTACAAAAATTACTTAAATTGTGTCCGTTTACATAACTCTTACAACCCATACCTGCTACACAAGTATGTGATTTACTGCAAGGCCATGATCCTCCTGCACATACTGAATATGTACAACCTGGACACGTACTAATAGTTTTTACTGCGTAGTTACCGCCTGATCCACCTGCTGAAGACTGACAGTTACTACAACAAGTACCACCTGCACCTGCGCCTCCACCTGACCAAATTTCGAATACTACTTTTGAAGTGTTAGCTGGAACTGTCCAGTAACAACACTTACCATTTGCTTGTTCGCAACAGTCGCCAGCATCTGAACATGCTTGACAATACATGCCACGTTCATTGTAAACCCATTGTACACAATATTTGTTACCTGCGCCTGCACCTAGTTTAGCCGCTGTAATACTATTGTCTTGGAAGTTGTCTGCTGTTAATGTTTTATAACTTGCGTATGTTGCCATTATTTTCTTTCCTTATACAAACGTTATCTTTACTATGCCAGATCCGCCTTGACCTGATCCGCCTGAACAACATTTTGCCCAGTTACCACAGTAACTAGATGTTCCAGGAACTCCGCCACCTGATGGCCAAACAATATGACATCCACAAGCACACCATGCTTCATTAGTAGTTGTACCTGCGTATACTCCCATACCTGCGGCCGCTCCTGACCAACCTGTTTGTCCGTGACATCTACAAGTTGTTGTACCTGCTTTCATACCCATGCCGCCCATCATTCCGAAGTCAGCACCAAATATTCCACAAATTAAACAGTTAGCACAGTTTGATACAGCATGTCTTTGACCCCATGCGTCTCCATTACACATCCAACCGCCACATGCACCAGTAACACAAAAGTTACTTAGATTGGCTCCGTTAACATAGGATTTACAACCCATGCCCGCTGAACAAGTATGTGACTTACCACATGGCCAACTTCCGCCTGCACAAACACTATATTGACATCCTGGTTGAGTATCTACCGTTTGTATTGCATAGTTACCACCTGCTCCGCCAATAGCAAAAGAACAACAGTTACAACATGTGTGTCCTGGACCACCGCCGCCACCGCCCCAGATTTCAAATGTTACTTTATAAACATTGTCTGGTGCACACCAGTAACAACATCTACCATTTGCCTGTTGACAACAGCCACTATTTCTAGCACACATATGGCATTGCATACCACGCTCGTTAAACACCCATTGTGTTCTACGACAAGCGCCTGCTCCAGGAGTCAGCTTAGATCTAGTAATAGATCCATCTGGTATTCCTTCCGAAGTAATCTTCTTATAACTGCTGTATGTTGCCATCTACGTTTCCTTAATAATTCTTTATACAGTAAAGATACGCCATCCGTAGCTATCGCCCGAATAAACAATATCAAAAGCCGCGCCTTCTGAATTGACAGTTAAGTCTGCACTATCACCTTGTATTAGTTTACTGTTTCTACCTAGTGTCAACGCATTGGAATCAAAAGTTTTTCTTAAGTCGAAGAATCTTACGATATCACCCACTGCTGGACTACCTGGTAAAGTAACTGTAAAGCCGCCACCGTTAGTGTCACAGAACAACTGTTGTCCTGATTGTGCCGAATATGTTGTTGTTACTGTCACGCCATTAAGAACGCCTACTGGTAGCCAAGCAGTACCATTGTATAATTCTAAGTTTGTTAACTCAGTATTAAATCTTAGTGCTCCTGCTCCAGCATTGTCTGTTCTTTGTGCCGTAGTTCCAAAAGGGACAGTTAAACCTGGTGAACCTACTGATAATCTTCTTCCCATTGCTTTATCCTATCCTTATGTTATGCCGCCGGTACGGCTGTTTCAATACCCATAACCATTGAGGTTACAGATGACTGACTCGATCTTACCACAACTTTTTTAGTTGCGTCAATTACAATACCAGTTCTTTCTAGTACGCCATTTGGACCAACGGATACATCATACTCTAAGTATTCTGCCGCTCCTGGTGAATCTCCAGTACTTGTTGATAATCTAATGTTGGTTGTGTTTGAACCTCTGTTACAAAAGTTCACAGTAACAACACTATATGTATCAGCAGGTACTGTATAGATCGTAGTATTTGTATTTGCTGTAAGATCGCTTGATCCTAATATTCCTGATGCCATTTTATTACTCCTATGTTAGTATTTAGCCATTATGTTTTACTTGTTAAAAAGAACGCAAATGCAACTGGACTTCCACTTACACCGCCGTTAAAGTTCATTCCCGTAGTTACAGTAATTGGACTATTATCGGTTGTACCTATTGTATTACCAGTAATATTTATTTTACCTGCTGTAACTGCGTTAACGTTCAGAGAGCTACTACCTCCACCAATCTGTGAATTGATGTATGTAATAATTGCTCTTTGTGTCGGAACAACGTTATCTGAATTACCACTAAATGTACCATCTGTGCTAAATTCATTAATAACAGCGCCGCCTTGTCCTAAGCCAACTGCGCCTAATGACAATTCTTGTAGTCCTGCTAAACTAAATGCACTTGTATTTAAACTCGCAGATCCTGTTGACTGTTCAACGTTGAACAATCTACCTACTCTAAAGTTACCATCTTGGTCAGTACTTGTGTAGAATATTCTACCTCCGCCTGATTCAGTAACTTCGTCACTTGGATCGTTAGCATAAACAGGTGTTCCTGGATAGTTAGTGTTACTGAAGTTACCAGTACCAATATCTAGGAAGTCGTGTCCTGTTAATCTTACTTGACTAAATCTCTTTCTAATTGTAATGTTAGTACCATGCTCTGGAGCAGTTTCAACTCCTAAGTCTGGTGATACTTGTAAGTTAGCAGTATAGTTACCTGCACTACCTAAAAGTTCTCTAACAAACACAATTTTAAAGAATCTATCATCGCCGTCTAGTTGTAAGTTTGCACCTTCAACTGGAACATCACTCATTCCGTAAACGTTCATAAACTGTGCCGCTTGATAAATGTCAGCATATCCATCTCCGCTTACTGTTCCGCCAGCTGTTTCAAAGTCTATACCTCTTGATGTCCATGTAGGTTGTGCTAGTACACCGTTACCAATTCTACATTCCCATGGAACTTCAGTAGTTTCACTTGGGTCTGTAATTGTTAGTGTTGGAGTAGTTGTATAACCGCTACCTGGATTAACAATATAGAACTGTGTAATTCTACCAGTTGTAACCTTTGCTCTAACTTGTGCGTTTGAACCACCGCCACCAACTACTTGGATTCTTGGCTCAATACTGTATGCTGTTGTAGCATCAAGTGTTGATGCAACAGCGTTAGTTGGATGCCATGTTTCCCAGCCTGCCGCGTTATCACTTTCTTTAGCAATACTTGCAACTTTAGTACCTGAATTGTATGCACTAATAAATCCATACTGTCCTGCACCTGTACCTGCTGTAATTACAACTCTCATACCAACGTATTTTGTACTGTTAGCTGTTTCAGTGTTTGACAATGTAATACTAGTTGTATTACCTGCCTGTGCAGTATTTTCACTGCTAGAGTAACCTCTACCACCTATTGAATCAGCATCGTTGAGTAAGCCATCACTGTTGGTATCTTTTTCGTTATAACTAGATCCATCATCTGGGTTACGTAATCTAACTTCAAACAATCCGTTATTTACATAGTTACCGTTAGCTACTACTGCACCATATCCATCTCCACTAATTGTGTAAGTTGAATTTGAGTAGTTGTTACCAGCGTTAGTATATTCAAAGTGAATAATAGCAGTTCCGTCTGTTAATGCTCTACCAATTTGTGCTTCAGTTTTTCTGTTATTAACTCCGCCTGTTGTTGGAATCTCAGTAACATCAATGTATTCTGATACTGCACCTCTGTCACCATATGAACAGTTACCATTAGTACCACGTATCTTACCACCGTTTTCAGCTAGATAACCAATGTGTGCGTAGTATGAGAACACTGAAACAAGTTCAGCTCTACCTAAATTAGTAATCCATGCGCCAATACCATCACTTAAGATCTGTGTAAAGTCGTTGGCAACAATTGAATCGTTACCACCGTTGTGCAATGCACCATCAATTTTTAGTCCTACACAACCAGTACCAAAGTTTGTTACACCTTGTACATATGGTGAACGTGATGTAATCCATACACGGTCATCATCTGGTCCCCACCCTGGATCCAATGAACAGTATGCTCCTGCTGTTGGACGTTTAGTTCCGTAAGCATTTACTGAACTTAATGTTCCTGTTAATCCGCCAAGTGTTTGATTTCTAATACCTGTACCATCTCTTAGTAAGTACATGTTTTCTAATACAGAACCGTTTACACTGTTACCATACATTAATCCTGCTGTTAGTGTAGCATAGTTACTACCTTCGCCTGTTGCATTAATTAAGTCATATATAAATGCATCAATATAATGTGCAACGTCTGATTTACAAGTTGCTTCGTTAAACGAATATGACGGATAGTTAACATTAATGTATTTTGTTACATCTTCGCCAATGAACGCTTTGTTCAAATGCAGTATTCTTGCCGCCGCAAACTTAGTTTGATCATCAACTCTAGAATTTGCACCTCTATATAATGGTGCTGTACTATCGCCTGATGCTCCGTTAACTAAGTAATCAATTTGATCATAAAGTTCTGTACATAAGTTTTCAACATAAGTCGATACACCACTAGTACTCCAAGGCTTACTAACATTTTGTGTAAGTGTATTACCAGTTTGTCTTGTAATAGCTGTACCTTCAATAATGTCATCAATGATAGATTTCATGTGCAAAATACCAGCTAGTGAATAAGTTGTATCTGCGGCTTGTGTTTGCACACCTGCTGGTTCAACCCTTGTACTACGTAGTTCGTCACCAACTATAGCTACTAGTTCTGGAACTCTAATTGGAAGTACTTCAGTATATGTTCCTGTTTTAACATAGACAACTTTGTGTGTTTTCTTTGCTGTTGGAACTGTATATCCTGCACCTAGTGTAACAGCTGAAGTAATAATAGCCATACTTGCTGTTAACTCTGCTAATGCACCTGCTTCTTCAACTCTTGTAGCATCTTTAATTTGTAAGTATCTATCACCTGATGCAACACTATCTAAATCTTGATAGTCTGCCGCTGGAGTAGCACTGTCTAGTACATCTTCTACTAGATCAATTACAAAGTTAAGTGCCGCAACGTTTTGTGCCTCGCCACCTGTTGTAAAGTAGTCTGGACTTACATTGTCTTTCATTGCTTGTGCAACTCTAACAGTATGTACGTTTCCACCTTTTTTAAGATCTAATACAATACCGTCTAGAGCAAAACCTGCTAGTCTTTGGAACTTAGCTTCATCAAAAGCAAAACCAATAAAGAATGGTGATGTCTGTGTAATGATTTGTCTCTTAGCCCATTTAGCAGTTTCATATGCTATAAACATTCTGTTTTCTTCTAACAGTGATGCCGCATTAGGACTCTTAGGTCCTTTTTCAATTTCTTCACATGCGTAACGAATTGACTTCCAAGGACGATCGAGTGTCGCGCCGCCTGTTGGGAATTTTTTATTTGCGCCGTTAGTTGCAACATAATAAACATCTGGAGTTAAACCAAAGTCTCTCCATTCAGGTAATCCTGATGAACTTACACTTAATACTTGGCCTTCTGAACCAATTGGTAATCTTGCAGGTCCTGATCCTGAACGATAAAGTATATCACCTTCAGTAGTAATTGCTGATTCTTCAGCACCACTTGCTAGTGTATTCCAATAATCGCCATCTGTATCTGCTGATGGTTTATTAGTACCACTTGATGTATGTGCCGCAATACAAATATAACTGATTAGGCCTTCACGTACTGTGTCACCTGCATCGTATAATGTAGCACTTGTCCATCCATTTTTCCATTCAATACCTTGGTTTAATCTTGACCAATATGTAGTGTTTGGTGGACGTTGGTTTTGGTTATCAGCAGTAGCTAGGTAAGTATAACCACCTAGTCTAACAACATCACCAATTCTGTAATCTTGGTTAGTTGAGTCATCTCCCCAGTCACCTCTATTATTAAATCCTGAAGTTACAAGATCATATTTAGAACTTGATGCTGGATTTTCTCCGTATACGTTATCGTTAGCAACATATTGGTTACCACCGTAAGTTACAAAGTCACCTGGTTGATATCTTTCAAATGGATCCCAACTATTTTCAAATTCTAATCCTGGAACAAACTTTTCCCAATTTGCAATATCAGCTTGTAGTGTACCTAATTGTGAATCGTTATTAGTAACAACTGATGTATGATGAGTTGTTGCAATATAAAGTGTTGCACCAAATAGTACAATGTCGTTAACTTTATAACGTGTTTGGTTTGTCCATTCACCTAAGTATTCAAAACCTTTGTTTAAATAATCCCACTTCGATTGATCTGCTTCAAGTCCGTTTGCGGCTGTAGCATTTGAAGTGTGACCAGTATTACAAACATAAAGTGTTCCGCCATACTTAATAATGTCGTTAATTTTATAACGTGTTGATACCGCCCAATTTTGTTTCCAATCTTGGCCTTCTGAGAACAAATCCCATTTTAAAATATCTTGTTCAAGTCCTAATGCATTACTAGCCGCGGCAGTGTGACCAGTGTTACACAAATAAATGTTACCACCATATTTTACCAAGTCGTTTGCTTTATAAACTGTTGCCGCTACCCAATTATCTTTCCAGTCAATTGATGTAGCAAACTGATCCCATTTTGATTGATCAGCTTCAAGTGTTGATTGAGCAGTGTGTCCAGTATTACAAATGTAAATAATACCACCGTATCTTACGATGTCATTAATTTTGTAAAAAGTTGCACTTGACCAATCACTTTGCCATTTTGTACCATCACTGAATAAGTTCCAGTGTGTCGCGTCTGTGTAGAAATCAGCACTAGAAGTGTGTCCCTTAATTGCAACATAAGTACGTCCACCGTACCTAATTACGTCATCTTTTAGGTAACTCGTTCCTGTTGTCCACGAGTCCTTCCAAATAAATCTAATTCTACCTAGCTTAAATTCTGCCATTTTTTGCTCCGTTCTTGATATTATACATATTTATCATTATCCGTTAAAGTCATCTCGTTCAGTTCTGCCCGACATAAACATATTAAGTGCCGCTAATCCACCGCCTAATGGTCCGTTAATAGTCATATCAACCAATACACTAGCTTGTGAGTCCGGAATATTTACTCCAGCTGTATTTGACCATGTAGTGTCTTCAAATACTAGCTGACCTGCTGTTAGTTTGTTTGTAAACAAATTAGATCCACCACCATTAAATCTGTTTTCAATATACAGTTTTAATGCTCTTTGTGTAGGAATAATATTGTCTGAGTTAGCAACAAAAGTATTATCAGTACTAAATTCTCTAATAACAGCCTGTGTTCCACCAACTCTAATTCCACCAAGTCTTAACTCATCTAACCCTTCTAAGTCAAAGAAGTCTGCACTTAATGTTACACCACCTTGTGCCTGTGAAACTCTAAATAGTTCACCAACTCTGTAGTTACCATCTTGGTCAGTACTTGTGTAGAATACTCGTCCACCGTTTGATTCAACAACTTCATTTGATTGTCTTGTTTCATTTGCGGCGTTTTGTCCAAATACATAAAGTCCTGGATAGTTAGTGTTACTAAAGTTACCAGTACCAATGTCTAAGAAGTCGTGTCCTGTAAGTCTACAGCTACTATAACGTTCACGTATAGTGACTCCTGTTCCATGTATTGGAGCTAATGCACGACCTAATATTGGACTAATTTGGAATGTTAATTCAATGTTTGGTGCAGTTCCACTTTGTGCAGTTACTTTAACCAATCTATAAATTGTATCACTTCCTGTAAATCTTACGTTTGCTCCAGGTCCTGGAACTAAACTTAGTCCACTAATTTTCATAGTGTTACCAATTTGTAATTCTTCGCCAAAACCATTACCAGTTATTGTTACAATCGCACTTTGGTATCCTGTACCTCTATTATAGAATGTTGGTTGAGGTAATGCACCGTTGTTAATATCAACAATATAATACGGCTCACTGTACTCTTCAGGATCTTGAACTGTTACTGTTGGTGGAGTAATATATCCACTACCTGGATTGTAAATATTAAACTGATTTAATTTTCCATCTTTAACTTTAACTCTAGCAAATGCTGTTGCACCACCAGTAATAATATTACCTACTGATCCTGCACTTGATAAACCTACCCATGTTGGCAAGTTATTTCTAATTCCGCCTGCTACTGCTGTTAAGTTTCCTGTTACTTCTCTTACAGTCCAACCGTACCCATTGTCTGAACTTACTGTAGTTCCTGTAGAACTTACTGCTAAGAACACACCTTGTGTATAACCAATTTTCCAATCTTCTCTGCCTGAGTCGCCAACTAGTTGTGAGTCTGACCAAGTAGTTCCAGTGTCACTGTAAATAACTCTATCTGACTGCGCCATTGTTGCAATCCAACAGTTACTACCAAATACTAAGTCATTGTATACTTCTGGTGATGCAGGTGTTACTGCCGCTCCAGTAGTCCAAGTTACGCCATTATCTGCTGAAATAACTGTAGTACCATCTTCAGCGATTGCAATCCATTTGCCTGCGCCATATGCTAATCCTACCCAAGTAGTTGCACTTCCGCCTGTAGCTACTGTAGTCCAACTTCCTGATGGAACTTGTGTTGAGTCGCCGCCAGTATCAAGTGTATTTTTATAAATGTTAGCACTTCCTGTTGCTAGTGCCATAATAGTATTTCCGCTAGGTCCACCTATTTCAACATGCTTCCAAGTTGTACTTGCAGGAAGTGTTGAATGATCAAAGTTAATACCATCATTTGAATATACTAGTCTGTCACTACCGTCTGCTACTGCCGCTATAACTGGACCATTTTTTGCAAATCCTGTCCAGTTTAAACTGTATGCTGGTAAATCTCTAAGTGTCCAAACTGCACCGTCTGTGGAAACATAAAAGTCGTTTGTTCCGCTAGGAGCATAATACCACATACCAATACTTGGACTGTACCCTATGTCTAATGCACCTGTTTGTACACTAGTGTTTGACTTACTAAATATTGGGCTTGACACACTAACTCTTGGCTCGTAAAAGTAAACTGTAGTTTCTGATAATGCTGTTGCATTTAATTTTCCTGGAACAATATTATCCCAGCCTGCTGTATTTGTAGATTCTTTATAAACTGTTGCAGTAAATGTTGAAGGATTATAATTTTGAATCCATCCATATTGTCCTGCACCAATACCTTCAGTAATAACAATACGCATTCCTACTAGCTGTGCTTTAGTTCGTACTTCTGAAGCCGCTAAAATAACGCTTGATAAATCGCCACCTTGTGCTGAGTTACCAAAAGATTTAAATCCTCTACCACCAACGTTTGTACTGTCATCTGGTAATTGTAAATCAATTTTAGAAATTCCACCTTGTCTAAATTCATCGTATATCATATTTAAACCAACACCTGATGCTTGTGTAGTTGATGTTGTTGCTTGTGTATATGATTGACCTGTATTTTTATATGCTATTGCTAGTATTGAAGTACCAGTTGACCAAACTTCGTCTACTGTTGCCTCTCCGCTTTGGTTGTTAACTGTAGCTAACTGTGGAGTTTCTGTTGAGTCAAATCCTTCTGCAACACTACCAAATGTTCCGTATGAGTTGTTACCGTTAGTAGCACGTAAAATACCACCGCTTTCTGCTAGGTAACCAATGTGTGCATAATATGTAAACACACTAACTAGCTCTGAACGTCCTCTATTTGTAGCCCAGTAGCCAATGCCGTCACTTAGTACTTGTGTAAAGTCGTTAGCAACGATTGATTTATTACCACCGTTGTGTAATGCACCGTCAATTTTCATTCCAATACAGTTATTACCAATTGTAGTAACACCTTGTACATATGTTGATTTACCGCCTGCAATTCTTTTTAAGTTAACAGCACCTGCTGTTGCACTTTTAAATAAATGTGCAGAAGTGTTAGAACTTATTCCAATATTCATTGTAATAACATTACCACTTACATTTGTAATTAAAATATTCTTATTGTAGTACGGATCTGTTGTTCTTGGATAAGGATGATCTGTTGCATGGCTGTCCATTGCACAAGTCCAAACTAAACTTCCTGAATCAATAGTAATTGTGTTTCCAATTTTAATATTATGAGCCCAGCTTATTGAATTATTGCTAGAACTTATAAATCTATGTTCATAAACACCGTCTGGGTTAACGCCAACATTTACAGTAATTGTTTTATCTGTTTTGGCAACAACTTTACGTTTTTCTCCGTATGCTGGATCTGTAACTCTTGGGTACGTATGATTACTATCAAAGTTGTCTTTTGCACATGTAAATGTTAAACTATTATTTGCAAAGCTAATTTCTTCTCCTACAGCTAATCCGTGTGCTGTCGCAAATGCTAATACCATTTGGCCCGTTGATGGATTATAAGTTGTTCCATCTACTGGTGTATATTGTGCAGTTGGAAGAGTCAATGTCATTACACCTGATGCTGGTGCATAAGTACCAGTTGTTGGTGTGTATTCCATGTTGTTTACGTTTGCAATCCAAACACTTGTATCGTCTGGGCCAGTACCTGGATCTAATGAAACAAATGCTCCGCCTGTTGGACGGCTTGTTCCGTAATCATTTGGTCCTACTAGTGTTCCTGTTAATCCTTTTAGTGTACAGTTTCGAATTCCGCAACCATTTCTAACATAGAACATATTTGATAAACTGTTAGCTGATGGAATAATTAATGGTATCTGTGGTTGTGGTACACCTTGTAAATAAGTTTTTTCACCTAATACAACATCTTCAGTAGGTACTGCTGGTCTAATTGTAGTTGTTCTAAGTTCTGCGCCTACTAGTGCAACTTTACTTGGAATACTAATTGGAAGTATTTCAGCAAATTCGCCTGACATAACTTGGACTTTTGCGTGTTCACCAACTCTATTAGGTTCATCTGCTAATAAGTAACTCATTGCAAATCCAACAGTTCTAAATGGAGCGTTTAATGAGCCACCACCTGTTGCATCATCAACTCCGTTAAGTGAAACATAATATAATTTTGCTTGTAAGTCTAATGTATCCCAATCCGGCATACCAGTAGTTGATCTTAATGCTTGACCAAATGCACCAATTGGTAAACGTAATGTGTCAATTGCTGTTGAATCTTGATCTTGGAAAGTTTTTAAGTCACCTTTTCTTGCTAACTTGTTAGTTAATGTACCAAGTACTGCAATTTTCCAGTAGTTTTGATCTGGTTGTTCTACATCTAAATCTGGTCTTGATGCTGATTCTGTTGAACGATGATATGCTAGACAAGTATATGTAGAGCCTTCCCAGTTAACCATATCACCTTTAAAGTACTCAATGTTATCTTCCCAGTAATCACGCCATTGTCTTCCGTCAATAACTAATTCCCAATATGCTGGCCACGCATCAGGTTGTAAGTTTGTATTATCTTGAATAGCAATATATAAGTTTCCTGAATAACGTATTAGATCGCCTGTTTTATAATCTACAAACGAACTTGCACCATCTTCGCCGTTCCAGTCATCTCTAAACTTATATCCTTCAAATGTAACATTCCAGTCAGTTGCATATAAACTTGGGTTTAACGCTGTATTAAATGTAACTGCTTTATAAATGTAACCACCGTATAATACAGTATCGCCTGGTTGGTAGTAAACGTTATCTGCCCAAACATTTTCATATTCTGAACCTGGCAAATATATTGCCCATTTACTTGTTCCGTAATCAGTATTAAATCCTGCTGAACCTGTTGTTGAAGTATGTCCAGCTAGACACTTCATTAAGTTTGCACCACGTTTTACAATATCGTTTTTCTTATATCTATAACCTGCTTGCCAAATGCCTTGAATAGTTTCTGCACCTGATTGTTCATTAACATAAACTTTAGTTACATATTCAATACCGTCTAGTTGTACTGCCCACTTAGCTTGATCTTCTTCTAGGCCAAGTGCAATTGAATCTGCTGATGTATGTCCTTGAGCACATTGATAAACAATACCACCGTACTTAACAATATCATTAACACGATATCGTGTACCAATTGACCATGTAGCTCTCCAAGTATCACTGTCTGATAGTACAGTCCAGTCAGCTTGGTTAGCTTCAAGTCCTAATAGCGTAGTTGCGGCAGAAACGTGCTGATTAGTTGCTTTATAAACTTTACCGTTATAACGTACAAGATCATTTGTTCTATATAATGTATTAATAGTCCAGTTGTATTTCCAGTCAGCGGACGAAACAGCAACTAATGTCCATTTTCCAATGTCAGCAACTAGTCCGTCTGTTCCTGAAGTAAACGTAGCGGCAGATGTATGTGATTCAGTACATTCGTAAATACTAGCACCATACTTAACAATGTTACCTATAGAATAATGTGTGCTTACAGTCCAAGTGTTTTTCCAAACTTTACCTTCGGATTGTTTAATCCATTTTGGTTCAGCTGGTGTAACATCTGTACCTGCAACATCATTATAGAAAGTTCCTCCTGTATGTGTTTTTAATGCCACATACGTAAAACCTTGGTATTCAATCATATCATCAACGATATAATCACTACCACCGGCCCAAGCACCCTTCCAGTTAAATCTAATTCTACTAAGTTTAAATTCTGCCATTTTCTTTACCTTTTACGTATTTATTCATACTCCAGTTGGGTATGTATAATCCTCATTAATTCGTGCTACTAAATTTCCGCTATCATCAATATAGTAACTAATGTTTCTATTATCCCATCTAAACTGCTCGTAGTTTAAATTTAGGTAAACCCTTTTATGGTTTACATCTCTACCTTCAAGAAAGTCTTCACCTTGTTGGAAATCTTCGTAATTTTCTGCAGGGTCACCTTCGCCATTAATTGCAATACTATCATGACTTTTTAATTGATCAACTTTACCAATAAATAGTTCACCTTCGGTTGTTCTACGTAATCCGTAAAAATACCTTGTGTCGGTTTGGTTAACCATATCTGAAAGACTTTGTCCTAAGCTACCATCACTCATTATACTATCTCCACTAAGCTAAGAATCACATCAAGTGACTCAGTTGTGTCCGATCTAACATACAACGTATTAGTTGCATCAAGGACAATTTTTTCACCTTTACCAATTGGCTTCATTGCAGTACTTGGAGGAATAGGCATTCCCTTAATCATATATCCAATGGAACTTGCTTCGTCTCCAATTTCAATATCAACACTTACCATACTTCCTGTTAAGTTAGCAATGTTCATACCAATAACTGTTGCACTAGTTGCCGCTGGTGTTGTGTACACTGCTACTCTTTCAGTACCAATTTGTTTTCCTATAATATTTTTAAAATTAGTTGCCATATTTCTTTCCTAAATTGTTAATGCAAGTTTAATCGCAATTTCCTCTGCATCATTAAACGTTACAGCACCAGTGGCACCTGCAACTGAAACCCAGTTATTTCCAATATCGTATATTTCAACTCTATCTTCAACAGTGTTATAACGCATCATTCCTAGTTCGGGACTTGGATGTCTGTTTGCATTATTACCAACTGGAATAACAAATCCGCCTGTACCATCAACTTTAAAGTAACCTGTACCTTGTTGCTTTAATGTAGTAACAGCACCATCTATAGTATTAGTTATCTGATTTCCGTTAAAACTAAAGTTTTCAACAGCAACATAACCACTTCCATTTGCACGTAAAAGCAAGTTTTGATTAGTTGTAATTGTTTCTAATATACTACCGTGTACAGCAATATCATCAACTTCTAACCGTTTTGCATCAAATCTTTGTGAAGTAACGTCAGCTACAAGTGATCCACCAGCATAAAAGCGTAATGTATCGTCATCTGCACCTGGTGTTATTTCTGGTGTAATATAAGTATCTCTATCAAGATCGTATACACCACCTAGTGTATTCCAATCAGTAGTATATGCTTCAAATACGCTTGTAGTTGTATTATAACGTAGCATACCTGCTATTGGTGATCCTGGACGTTGTGCTGTTGTACCCTTAGGTAATGTTAATGATCCTGTACCGTCAATTTTAACAGTTTGACTACTCGGATCTAATACAATATCTCCACCTGGGTTAGCAACAGTATTTCCACTAAGTTCAATGTTGTCAATAATAACTTGACCAACACCGTTAGTTGTAATATTAATATCGCCGTTACTTGCAGTTGTAGTAATAGTATCGTTGTCAATGATAATATC